TCCAATGGGTGCTGGATCAAGTGTTACGGCTTTGGCTCGGCGTTTCGTGGCCGACATCCAAAAATTATCGTCATTGACGATCCGTGCAAGGACCATGGGGCGATGAGCATAGAGCAACAGGTTCAGTACTTTTCAGGCGTGATAGTTCCCGCGGCAAAATCGGGTTCGCAATTAATTGTTACCGGTAATCCGGTTGACAAGCTTGATTTTCTGGAATGGCTTGAACGCAACAAGGCCTTTACTAAGCGCCTCTATCCTGTGCTTAACGAACATAATGTTCCGCTCTGTCCTGAGCATTACGATCACGCGGCTATCGAGTACAAGCGCAACATGATGGAGGCCCATAACTTTGCGCGGGAGTATCTTCTCCGTCGAGTTAGCGCCGCTGATGCTAGATTTAAAGAGGAGTGGATTCATTATTACGAGCCTAGTCGTATAGCCGGAAGTTCTTTATACCGGATTATGACGATAGACCCTGCGTTAAGCCCGGGAGGCGATGCTCTTGCTGCTGTTGTTACTGGCACTGACGTTAAGGGGAATGTTTTTGTTTTAGATCGGATGGGGTTTAGGGGTAATTTCAAAGAAGGCATTTCCAATCTTTGCGATATGATGGTGCGTCATGATCCTGATTTTATAGGCATCGAGGTCTTCGCTTTTCAGCATATGTACAAGGTATGGCTTGAGGAAGAATTAGAAAGACGTAATTTAAATTTCGTTGTTCGGGAACTTTCTCGCGACACAAAGAAATCAAAGGCGGCTAGGATTGAATCGCTTCAGCCGAAACTAGCTCAGGGCAAATTATTTTTCCTTGAAGATCATAAGCCTCTGGTGAATCAATTGCTTCTATGGGACCCATTATCTAAACACAACGACGACGATGAATGCCTGGTCGCCGGAACCATGGTAGCGACGCCTTATGGAGATGTGCCAATTGAACTGCTAGACCCAGGAGATCGTGTTATTACTCCATCGGGGCTCGGTACCGTAACTGCCGCGAAAATGACTGGCATAAAGCCTGTTGTTTCTTTTGCTGGAATAAGGGGGACTTTAAATCATCCGGTGTTTGCGGATGGTGAGTTTAAATCTCTTGATGCATTGACGTGGCAATCCAGCATAAGTAAGCTATCGTTATGTCAACTTCTCCGATGGACGTACCTAAATTTATTGAGTTCCGCGGCAGGAAATACGCTCTTATGGGGTCGGGAAAGTATTATCTTAGCCAGTCAACAAAACCTAAAGAGCGCATCAATCCCAAGGGACTTCATGTTGCGATTTGGGAGCATGCTACTGGCAGGCATGTTCCGGCAGGCTGGCACGTTCATCACAAAGACGGCGACACGTTTAATAACGACCCTGTTAATTTGGAGTTTTTATCGGCTCGGGATCACGCAAAATTACCTAAGAACTTTAATCGGCAGCGGATGCGAGAGAATCTTAATAGAATCAGGCCGCTTGCAAAGAGGTGGCATGGTTCTCCGGCTGGCCTTGAGTGGCATCGCCGGAATGCCGTGGCTCAGTGGAAGACTCCAAGAACTAAAAGCCTTATTTGCCTCCATTGTTCCAACGCCTTTAAGTCCCCAATGGGCGATACAAAATATTGCTCCGCAAGGTGCTGCTACCTTGCCAGGTTCGTTGTCCTCGCCTGTTGCGTTTGCCGCAAGATATTCAAGCGCGCCCCGGAAAGAAAATCGCCAGTCTGTTCTTGGCCCTGCCGTTCCCGCCTTAGAGCCGGTATTTAATCTTACCGTAGAGCCGCAGCACGTCTATTACGCCAATGGCGTATTAGTAAGTAATTGTGACGCTTTAGCCTGGCAGGTTCCGTTGTGGCAGGCACCTATCGATGATTCGCCGCAGGAGTCCGCAGACCCCCTGCCGGGTTCTTTTTTAGACGCATTCGAGGAGTGTCGTCAGAAGGGCGACATGAATTACATAGCCAAAATGTTCAAGGACATGGCGCATGGCTAAGAAATCAACCGTAGCTCCAGAAGAGATGCAGAAATGGCTTAGCAAGATTAAGCGAGCAGAGGCTATCCGCAATGATGCTGATAATCGCTACGGCTACAGTCGTGCGATCCTTGAGTATCAGAACGACTACGCTTCAGCCATGCCTAGCTTTATAGCCAATACGGATATTATTCCGATCAATGAAGTCTATGCCTATATGAAGGCTTTCGTTCCTTCGATTTATTCTAGGGACCCATTCATAGCGATAAACCCTAAAGGATACAAGTCGATAGCGGGAGCCAAAATTTTAGAGCTTGCTATTAATTCTTACTGGCGAGAGTTGAAGCTTAAGCGCGAGATACGCAGATCGCTTTACGATGCTGGTTTTGCGGAAGGATGGGTAAAGGTTGGGTATACCGCAAATATCGAGGACGAGGATGAAAGCCGTGTGGAGCCTAGCGAATTTATCAGGAATGAAGAGATTTTTGCGTCAAGGGTGTCCTGGCGGAACATGGTTCGGGACCCTGATGCTGTTAATGGTTTACATGACGCTCGTTGGGTTGCTCAAAATATTATCAAGCCCCTTGAAGTGGTTAAGGCTTCGTCTCTCTATGAGAATACATCGGATTTAGCAGCAAGCCTTGTCAGTAACTGGCAGAGCGATCCTCGCCAAAAGTTAGTGCCTTATCGCGATGAGGTTGAGTATGTCTCTTTGTGGGAAGTGTGGGATAGGGATAATCAAAAGGTATTTACGGTTTCAGAGGGGCATGCGAAGTATTTAATGAACAAGGATTGGCCCTATAAGATTCAGGGCTTCCCCTATGCTCTTTTACGGTTCAATGAGAATCCAGATGAGCCCTACGCGCCTAATCTTATCGCCTCTTGGGAGCCGCAGCTTTGGGAGAAGATCAAGATTCGGGCAATGCAGATGGACCATATTAAGCGCTTTGGTAGGCAGTTAGCCGCCGAAGAGGGCTCTATGAGCCGCGCCGAGATGGACAAGTTTGCTCAGGGTAGAACTGGTTCCGTTGTCTTCTACAAGAAGGGCAAGAGCGCTCCTGTCCCAGTTCCTTATCCTCCGGTTCAGACGGACATTTATGGCATTGAGTCCAGAATTGACTTGGACAAGGACAACGTTTCCGGCCAGCCAAACGCTGTTAGATCAGCTCCGCAACGTACGCAAAGCCGTACTCTTGGCGAGATAGACAGGCTTATCACGGCCTTCCAGAGCCGCCAGTCCGACCCACAGGCCATGGTGGAGGAGTTCGCTGAAGAGGTTGCTACCAAGCTTATCGGGCTCATGCAGCAATATCTTTCAGGCGATAAGTTTGTACGCGCCACTCAAAAAGACATTCAGGAAATTTCACAAGCCCTTGTCGATCCCGTTACCGGCGAGAGCCGCTTTGACGGCAATGGCTTTAGATTTAGCCGCAAGGATATTCAGGATATTGAATTCGACTTGGATGTTAGGGCTGGTAGCACCTTACCGCTAGATAAGCAAACAAGAGCCGAAACGATGGTGAATCTGCTTAAGCTTGGCCCAACGCTCGGTATTCAGCCTGGGGGTAGGGTTTCTAGGGTTCTCGGGAAGAGCCTCTTGTCGGACTTCGAGCTAAAGGAAGTTGAGCAAGCCTACGACGAGGAAATGCGGGAGATTGAAAATCAAAAGATCATGGCTAATGCCGCTGCTAGTGCCAAAGTCGCGCTTGACGGGGTTGCTTTAGACAACGCCAGAAAGAGCGTTGAGAATTTTAAAAACGGTGGCGGAATGCCAGCTCCGGGAGGGATAGGGCCAGGTGATCTGTAATGCTTGTGGAAATCAACACGCTCATCGAATTAGGATGGGCGCTGCTTATCAATGTTGTGATCGTTGCGGCGGCCTTGGGAATGTCCGCCATTCTGATGTTTATTTTCGGGCTCCTTATCTTGATCCCAATTTGGCTCATCCAAAGCGCCCTTGGGAAAAAGACGGAGTATGGGTTGAATCAAGAGAGCACAAGGCAAGGCTCTTGTCAGAGCAAAATTTGAGGGAAGCTGGAGATAGGCAACACGGAGCGATTAACCGGCTATGAGTGTTTGCGAGAATCTAATTATGTCCGATGAGGACATTTGCGAGAAATGTTTTGAGAGGTCTATTGACGGATTGACTAGCTCATTGTCGAAAGTAAGGACGTTGATTAACTTAATGACGTTATAGGAGGAAGTACTAAATGCCAGATTTAGATACGTCGGTAGCCGATCAAGCCGACCCGATCACCATTTCGGGGAGCCTGGTTATCACCGGCACGCTGACCCACACCACCGCGACGACATAGGCGGTGAAAAGTGCCCGAATTCAAAAACGACGCGTACGGCGTCCAGTTTACGCTGCCTGACCATCCGACCGTC